TCTTTGTTGGTGTTTGTTTTGCTACCGCCCACGTGTCAATTGTAAATGTTGCATCTTCTTGAGACCCATGTTGATTTATAGATTCTGGATTCAGACTTTCAAACCTTACATTAATAACTACAATTTCTGACTTATCAATAGGGACCATTCGATCAACAAAAACATTAATAGGAAAATCATCTGACTGTAGAGCCTTTTGATTCTCTAATTCAGTCTTTAATATAGCGGCAATTTGATGTTTTATCAACTCAACGCCCGAAGGTCCAATAATGCTATTAATCAGTGCCATAGTCTCCAAGTATGCAGGTTATTAATCCCAAAGTTTCATCTGGAAAATTCTCTATAACAACGTAATTTCTTAGATTGCCAGTTGAGTCTTTTACATTAACCAAATGATTTATTAGTGCAACTTCATTATTACTATTCCGAGGATTGTAATTTTGACTAACTAAATCAGCTTCATCTAAAGAAACATGAACATTCTTACTATTAATAGGCAAACCATCAGAATCAAAATTAATATGATGTTTAGAGGTCAATCCGTCGGTTTCGATAGTTAAACCAGTATTAGGATGAATTAGAGTGATACTATCACTAAATCCTCCCTTCATGATCTTGTTAGCGTCCCTTCTTGCTTTTATTAATAGTTTACCGCTCATTTTATCTACTTAGCTGGTTTAAAAGGTTTTGGTTTCTTTTCAACTTTTACCTCTTCAACAAATCCGCCTTTTAAGCTTTCTTTTATGTTAACAAACTTTGATTCATTGACAATATCGCCCTTAACTGCGAGTTTATTACTTGCTAAAAGATGCTTAAACGTTATAATTCTGTATTGTTTCATTTTATTTTAATTAAGGCGGTTTTTAAGCCGCCGTTAAATTATTTTACTTCGCTTTTATTTCACTTCGCTTTTACGCTAAAATTTGAGCTGTGTAAATTTTGTCTATAGTAATTGGCATTGCTAAAGGAGCTGATGTGATTTCAAGAGTTGAACTCATTGTCTTCATATCTGAATAAGCTCTAAGCAAAAATTCAGCCTCTACAACGGATGGCATTGACGCCGTTTCTCCGCTAATTTCACGATCTACCATGTTTGGTAAACCAGCAAAAACAGTTTTTGCTGCGAAATCATCTGGAATAAACACCGCCTTATTACTGTCTAAGTAATAAGTTGTATCGCCATTTGCAGCAGAATACTTCTGGTTATAAGTCCAAAGATTAATATTGAAATCCCCAGCAGATATCTGACCATGAAAAGCAAAACCAGTTACGTTATTAAATTCTGGCGAAATAACATCAGATCTATTGATACGTCTATTATCAGCTTCTTCTTTAAACTTTGGATTGCTTAATAAACCTGATAACCCTTCGCCACGCATAACCATGTTTAAAGTTGTTGATGCGCTCGCTCCAACATCTCTCAAGAAAGTACCTGCGTTTTTTATACTTGCTAAAGGATTAGCAGTTGGATTGGTGAAGTATTCCCCAGCCCCTAAATCAACCATAGAAGCGGACTTTCTCTTGTAATCAATAGAATCTCCATTAATTAGCTCAACGATTCCCGTTTGCATAACATCGGCTTGCTGCTTTCTGATTGATCGCTCAATCTTATCACGCATTTTTCTAATATTACGCAAAGCGTTTTGAGCGATAATTGCGTTAACAGTTGAATTTTCCAATCCAACGCCTAGCGCAATCGTAGACATATAAATTTCATCATTTTGAAAATCGTATTCCTCTCTAAAATATGGAGGCTCAAATTTCTTTTCAGTAACGATACTAAATTTATTTTTGTTTCCCTCAGTAAATCTTCGAACGTCCACGGCGATAGTATCATTGTCCCGTTGAACTTCTAAATCTACCTGTCTAGTCAAAGCGGTTTCTCTTGGAAAAAATCCAGAAAATCCCGCTAAAACTGGTTTGTCCTCTACAAATGTACCGACTACCCTACTGGCAATCGTTTTTGTATGATTTTGAATTGTGATTGCCATAGTTAATTATCGATTTTAGTTTGTTCTTGGACTGCGAATATCACAAATCCTAAATCATTAAGAACGTCTCTCAATGCCTTGTTTCCTACGGTGGTGTCAAGTGTGACATTTGCTGGTAATTGTAACAATCCACCGTCAATATCTCCACGAATTGCATAATCAATAGATACGGTTGCAGCGTTATCCGCTAAAACGGTAGTATCCATAAAAGTAATTCCCAAAACATCGGCTAAATTACTAGCTGTTGCTAATTCTAATTGACCAGCCGTGTCGGTATCTCTAACGACCAATTGACCAACTGTTGCGGTCTGGGAAGCTTCTGGATCTGTGTTATTAACTAGCAAGCCTTTTGCAAATCTAGCGCCGTATAGGAATAAATTTTTCCTTACAAAATCAACCGTTGATTGATTTCTTGTTTCATCTCTTTGTGTTGCTGTAATGCTCATAATTTATTTGAGTTTAAAGTTAAATGCTGCATTTAATTCTTTTTGCTCAGCAGAAAGTCCAGCTTCAAGAGTTGATTCGCCTGTTTGAAAATCCTTTGCGGATTCGCTTTGCATTTGCTCAACTGTTTTAATTTTGCTAGATTTAACTAACAACTTTTCACGCTGTGAGCTTGAAATTTCCAAACCGCTCTCGATTCCCTCCATTACCGTTTTTGAGTCGGTTTCATTGTGAGCCAACCAGCTTTGGACTCTTTCATATTCAGAAGTTACACCCATTCCAAGAACTTCACTATAAAGTTCTGGATGTTGTGATTGAAGTTCTTGTTTTGTCATTTTGGTGTTTGAATTAAAATTAATATTGGTATTTGTAATATTATTATTTGTTATTATTTTTTGAAATAAATCCTCAATTGTTGATTTACCGTCTAAGTAAATTCCAGAATCATCTTTTGCAAAAATTGCATTTCCGTCTAGTTGATTGTTTGTAAGCTTTGGTCTATTGGTTTGTAATGTAGAAATAAATCGTTCATTGACTGGATCTAAAAGCTCATTGACTAATAATGTATAATTGTCATTATTTAGTGCCTCTTCTATTGACTTGTTTTTCAAAACTGATTTTGTAGCATACAACCTAATGTATTTAACACCGTCTTTTTCGCTGTTTGCTGCTCTTCCCTCAGTTTGTAACATAGTCCCAAGACTTCCAACCATCGACATATCGCTTTGATAGTAAATTGCATCAGCAGCGGAAGCTATGCCATAAGCAGCACTGGCTAAAGTCCCGCCTTTTGAAATCAAAACGTAAACGGGCTTTCCCATTGCTTTGACCTCATTAATAGTGTCGACCATTATTTCAACAGCAGCAGTTGACCCACCACCAGAATCCATATCAAAAATAAATCCTTTGACTCGGTTATCCTTCGCCATTGATAAGACATTTTTTGAAACGTCTAGCATTCCCAAAGTCGAAGCGCCACCACCCATAAGAATTGGCCCGTTAATCTTAACAATTCCAACGCCGTTGAATTGATCTTGATTTTCTAATTCATAAGTTCGACGAATTAAACGATCCTCACTATTGAATACAATATCGAAACAATCATTTTTAAGGCTGCCTACGGCGTCAAACTTTACGCCATTCTTAATATCGCTTAAAATAGCCAACATGGCTGGCAACGTAAAAGAATCAACACAAAAAGGGGTTAATCCGTATATTTCTCTGGCTAATTGAAAATTCATACTACAATATTAACGATTATTTGTTTATTATAAGTTTTTTTGATAGTTATAGTTTTTTTGAAACTATTTTAAGATATTAAAATCTTATTAATTTATAAGTAATTCCTAAGCCTAGATAAGGAATAAAGCCATTTGCACTGTAAGTCATTCCAACCGATGGACCAATTACAAATTGATAGTTTTTCACCTTCATATCAGTCTGCGCTTTTCTGGCTTTTAATCTGTAATCAAACGCCATGGACTGAACTTCGCCTTGGACTCCACCCGTTACTGTTCCAGTCAAATAGCTATCTTCAAAGGTCTTAGAATAATTTTCAATAGTGATAGCCTCTAAGAATAGTTTATAACGATCAAATTCAGATTTTAATTCTTTATAATCTTCGGCCAGTTTTTTATTAAATTTATTTTCTGTATAAATTATTGAATCTTTTGTCTTGTAGATAATAGAATCTTCTTGTTTAATCGGAAATTGCAAAACATCATAGTTCAGCTTGAAGCTACCTTTTATCTCAGGAACTTCTATAGTAATAGTTTTAATTTTATCAGGATCAGACCATTGTTTTATATTTAGAATAATTAATAAGACAATGACAATACTAAGTATTAGTGTTTTATCTATTTTCATCTGTTTATTTTTTTTTACATATCGAATTCAAAAACTTTTGGATTATAAGGCAAGTCGCATACATCTAGGTGTACCCATGTGATTTGCCTATTATTAACCTTTCCAATCAAACGTATAGGGTGCGGAAGCAATAAAGCCCTATCTCTAAGCCATTTTCTATGTTCTTTAGCCGTTTGCCCCTTGACATCATAGTCTATTCCCATTGCGAGTACATGACCGCTTAACCAAGGGTCGTTCTCTCTGGCTTTTTTTTGAACCATTGGGGTTGAAGTGTCTCTCAGCCCTCT